GTGATGTTGGCTGACGTGGAGCCGAGCGTGGTAATCGTACCGCTCGTATAGGTCAGTGTCGTACCACTCAACGTGGTAATGGTGGCGCTGGAACCGGAGATTGAACTGATATAACTCGTGGCTTGTACGATATCCGTTCCATTCGATACCAGAATGACTTTGGCTCCGGCTTCTACCGAAACACCAGTCTGGCCAGAAACTTTCACCGTCACTGCGCCTGAAGCGTTGTTGTAGATGAAATAGAGTTTCTTGTTAGACGGAACAATCAGGTTCGTGTTAGAACCACCAGTTCCCGTCAACTCAATAAACATGTTACGGGCAACACCCGTTGCGCCGTTCGGGATGGTGATGGTCGTGTCAGTGCCGGTTGAAACGGCCTGAGTAACGTAACCTGAGATGGCCTGCTCAATGAGCGTACCAAGGTTCGTGTTGGTCGTAAGACCCCATGTTCCAGCCTGATCGCCAGTACCGATCAGTTCTATAGCCAGATTAGTTGAATATGTACTCGCCATTTTAGTTACCTCATGCCGCTATCGGCACCCAGTTTGGAGACTGGGAAGAATTGATGTTTTGCCAGTTTGCGTTTTGGTTCGGAACGATATCGCCCCAAACATTAACATTTGCTATAAACCCAGTTGCCGATACACCGACAACTATAACATTAGCATCTGCATTGGCTGTAGCAGTGCCAAGTTCGCCAGTGGCTGTAACCGCCGTAACTGGGACGATCTTCTCAAGGAAGACTGTGACATCTCCAATCGCCCCTGTTGCAACAACGCCGGTAACGGCCAAAACCTGATCGGTAACAAGCGAAACGGTGCCAACTTGTCCGGTTGCCGCCACGCCAGTGACAGGCAAAACCTGATCGGTGAGAACCGCAACGTCCCCAATCTCTCCCGTTGCTGCGAGTCCTGTGACGGGAACACTGATTCCCGCGACCACAAATACGGTGCCGGTTTGCCCCGTTCCAACAACGCCTGTAACCGACAAAATTTGATCGGTGAAGACGGAAACAGAGCCAAGCGCAGTTGTAGCCGATACACCAGAAACAGGAACAAGCAGTTCGAGGACGACGGTAACTGTGCCCAGTTCCGCAGTGGCCTCGACCCCGGTTTCGATAACAATCGCATCGCCGAATACCGACACCGTGCCCAGTTCGCCAGAAGCCTGAAGCCCCTGTTGAAAGACAACGGCATCGCCAGTGACGGTCTCAATCCCAAGTTCTGCAGTGGCTTCAAGACCAGTGACAACAATGATCTGGTCAGTAGCAACAAAAACAGATCCAACTTCACCAGTTGCAGTGAATTGGGTTTGGCCTACACCCCAGCCTTGCTCTCCCCAACCAATGTCTGCGTTCCAGCCGCTTAATACGACTGTGACATCGGTGATAGATCCCCAGCCCGGTACGCCCCAGCCTTGTTCACCCCAACCGACAGGGAGTGACATGGGTGCTACCTAGTTAGGCGATTCTAAGGATCGCAGAGGTCGAGTTAGCGGTCGGGAACTGGATCGTGAAGTTACCAGCGGTAGACGTTTTGGTGCCACCAAAGTCCAACACTGCAACAGCCTTGTTCCCTTGGCTTGCGTTATAAATCAATGCACCGTTGGCAGAGATCGTCGCACTTGGGAAGGTCAGATCATCAAAATCTAACCAAGCCGTTGTGCTTGTCGAGGTCGGCGCTTGCGAAATCGTCAGCGTCAAACCGCCTGCCGTGTAGTTGGTGCCAGATGAGGAGACCTCATCCGTGGAACTGTAAACAGTGGTGGTCGCATCAAGCGTAGCCGACGATGTGTACAGAGCCAATTTAAACGTGTCCGCAGCAGCAGAAGCGCGGATAACGCCTGAGCCAAAGTTATGCACTCCCTCAAGAATCTGAACCTTGAAGGAAGTGACCATGGATTGGGATATAGCCATTATAGATCTCCAATTAAATGTGCAATTTCAGGATAGCCTTGCTGGGTCAACTTGTTACATATGTCTTTTCGATTTGCTTCCTGCGCTTCAAGAAGGTACTTAACAAGCCAATACAGCAATGCTTCTCTTGATTCAGAACCCAAGATGCGATTAGCCGCACGTTCCGCAATCTCTTCGACAGTATGTCCACGATGGTCAGTGGTTTGAACGAATACCTGACCTATTTCTGCTCCGCCTACAAAACTCATGAAGTCACCGGAATCCTTACTTGACCAGAACGATATGCATCCTGACGATCCAAGCCATCGCCAAGTCTCTTCAAGAGCATCAGTGATTCTTGGTACTTCTGCTCGTAGTAATTGATCATGTCCTGCTCACCCTTGAGATAGATATAAGCCTCTCTCAATGAGCCATAGAGAAGAACAGTCTCAAAGTTATCTCCAAGCCAACTTGTGACGGAGTGAACGATAGAGGTTGGGTAATAGAAATAGTGCAATTCTGCAGTGTAGTTTGCGTTCGGGGTCGGCCCCAGAATCATGGTGTCATCGTTCCAAATCGCATAGTACTGGGGCTTGGCCTGAGTACCGGAACTGGGATAACACTCCCGAATGAAGTTCACGTCCTTGTTTAAAAGGAATGAATAGTCATTCGTGACGGGATCGATAACCGCCAACGAAAATGTCGAGAGCCAATCAGAGGGCAACGACATATATTGATTTCCGGAGGTCATGGTTCCGGTGACGTTCTTGCGGATTGCCGGGAGTTGGACGGAGTTATAGATCCGTTCTTCGGCCAACTGGACGAAGTTCGGGATGTTTGCCACGAACGACGTTTCCGTCGATTGGCAGTACTCCTGAATCAATGTCGATAGTTGTGTGTAATTCATGTTTAAACTAACTCGCAGAGACCGTTACGGTTCCCACAGCCCCAGCCGCCACAAGGGTGTTTGGGGTCAGGGGGTCATCATACGCCTCACCACCGCCCACCGGGTTCCATCCCCATTGGATGTTTCGGCTGGCAATCAATGACTGATCCGGACGGGCATTCTCCAACGCCTGAGGATCGTCCATGGGAACCTTGCCCAACTGCAATTGGGGCTGGTCCACATCCAGACATTCTTCACAGACGAGGTTCCCGGTCCAAATCTGGTCGTAAATCTCACGCTTCAACTCGCGCAGTTTAAACTGAAAACCGCACATGTCGCAGAACGCAATCGCATATTTGCCGGATGAGAACGGCTGGGTCACCGTTATCCTCCTTGCGTGACACTCGCGATGAAGGGCAAGAATCTGGATGCGGCTTTGTCGCGATCTTCGCCAGCAGCCAGTTCAAACTGAGCCTCGTATTCCGACTTGAGGAGCGGAATGCGATTAGCCGCTTCGGGCTTTTTCATGGCGATGTAGTACGCCAGACCCGCTACCAAGCAAGGCAGGAACCGGGCCGGTACGTCCATGGTGTTAGCACCAGAGGCCCCCACATCCTGTATGCGACGGATGTACCAGTAGGCCAACGTGTATTGCTGGACGTTATCCGGGACCGGCCACAAGTAGACAATCGGTGCGTCCCGCTGGCGATCCACATAGATCTGCAAGGGGCGACCTTGGGTCAACTTGTTATTGAGCATGGCGTAGTCAGACACCGATATCCGGGCAAGACTGTAATCAGCCTGCTGAGTGGTGTTGCCATCATAGATACGCAACTGATGCTCAATCAGATCGATGGTATCTGCAGGCATGGTGTAGGTATAGGTTCCCGGAGTCAGGAGTTGGGTTCCCGTCTCCACGGTCCACAGATTGATACCTCGGTTCTGCCATTCCTGAGCCATGAAGTTCATGGATCGACGGGCAGTCCTCAGGTCATACCCTGTCCGCAATTCCAAACCGGCACGTTCGTACGCCTCTTCGACGATCTCGGCGAAGTCTGGATTAAACGTCGCTGTGCCGCTGGTAGCCATTAGCGATAGGTGCCCTTGGTCTTGCCCTTGATCGCGCAGCCATCAATGCGTCCGCCTTTGGCGTAACCAAATTGACCGCCGCCCATCATCTTGCCTTTGCCATCAGCAGCGAAGAACGGAACTTTCTGTCCGTTCTTGTCTACCATTTTAAGGCTACCGCCTTGGTTATAGCCCATAGGGCCACCGCCCATCATCTCAGACGGCTCCATGCCCTTGGACTTTTCAATCTCAATCTTGACGCTAGAGCCATCTTCCGGCATTCCCATCTCGCGCTTTCTCTTGCGATCCATGAGTTTGCCAACAAGGCCCAATGCGCCCATGCCACCAAGGTCGCCCTTCTCCAGTGCGCCGATTAAGCCTTGACCAGCAATGCCAAGTGGCAAACCTTTCAAACCCAGATCATCAAGAATGCTGGACTCCTTCTCCACCTCAACTTCAGTGGAGCCGCCTTCTTGATAACGCTTCATCTTTTTCATCTTCATGATTAACCCCTTGTAAGACCGCGCACCGCGCAGCCATCAATACGGCCACCTACTGCCTTCTTCTCAGGCTTGGCCATGCCAGCCTCAGACAGCGCAATGGCAATAGCCTGTTTGCGATTCTTCACCACAGGACCCTTTTTTCCGGAATGCAGGGTTCCTTCTTTGAACTCCCGCATTACTTTGCGAACCTTACCCGGCTTTTCAATCTGCTGGGACATGTTTGCTCGTGACATAGCCATGTCATTTACCTCGCTGTCTAAACGGTCTTACTTTTTGCGCGATGCCTTTCGGCTGCGCGACGAACTGCTTTCCTTGGGCTTTGCCTTTTCGCTTGGCTGCGGTGGTTCTGGCGTACTCGGCTGGGGAAAGAGCCTTGATCGCAGCCTCTGGAAGATATCTTTCGCCCGTTTGACTAGATGGCTTACCACTTTTGGTTCTCCATTTCTGAGCAGTCCAAGCCTTTAAGGATTGCTGCGGGGATTTCATCGGCTGGCCTTCACGACATCGTCACCCTTGGTGACAGTGACATGACCGTTCTCAACATCCACTTTCATGGGTTGTTCCTTACGGTCCAACTTGTCGAGTTTGCCAATGAGTTCCTTGATCACCGCAAACTCTGGCTTCTCTTCCTTCTCGCTGGCTCCAGCAATGCTGGCCAACATGGAGATCAGTGCGGTGAGCGATGCACCCAAAAGACCCATCACTGCCGCGATTTTTTCGGAATCCAGTGCCAGACTGGAAAGAACACCGATCACCACGATGGCGGTGATGTACTTGAGTCCGTCTTTGCCAATCGCTTTTCCAGCGACTTCCTTGGCAGAAGACTTGGCTTCAAGCCGATTCAGTTCGGCTTGGACCTGTGCCTTGAATAACTCAAGATCAGTCCCGGTATCCACCTGAATTTTCCTTTAAATATTTAATTGCAGACTGAAGAATCTCAGTATTGTCTTTTGCATGTCCAAGCATAGAGTTACATGGGTTGCAGAGCAAACCACGAACTTTTCCAGAACTATGACAATGGTCAACATCCAACTTTCTACCAACCTCTTCCTCTGTAATGCCGCATATCATGCAACGATAATTTTCATTTTCGCGCATCCTTTCCCATTGCTCGTAGGTCATTCCATACCGCAACTGTAATTTTTCGGCTTTACGGTTGCGACGAGTTGTTGGACTTTGCCGTTCATACTCGTGATGACATACCTTGCAACGTGCGCTTAAATAGCGTTTTTGCGTCCATCTGTCATAAAATTTATAAAAGCAAGATTCATCTTTCTCGCTTTCACAAAATAGACAGATTTTAGTCACGGTAAGATCCGCCTTTCTCCTTGTACTTCTTGGCAAGCAACTGGGCCTTGCGGGCTGACCATTGACCAGCCTTGGTTCCCTGTACCGAAGCGGCCTTAATCTGGTTAAACAATGCTTTACGCATCTCGGGCTTGGTGTAGTTACCGGCTGCGTTCACTTTGCTTTTGGCTTTAGCCACGGCGTTCACCTGTCATGATATTGGTCGCGATGCGATCAATCTTTTGCTCCAATCGGTCCAACCGATCAAGAAGCATCTGAGAGTCCGCTCGAACTTCCGCTCTCGTAACGTGTTCCCTTGCCACTTCTTCTCGCGTCTTGTTGAGGAGAATGCCAAGGCGCTGCAGTTCAGCAAACTTGTCTTTCACGACCCAGCCCAGTATCGCGACGATGAGCGTCAGCACCATGTTCCAAATCATCATTTCCATGGGCGATTACCATTTAACCTTGTCAGCCCAATAGGCTGCACTCATCTTGCCTTTGGAAATGTTCTTGGCGTGACGTGCTTTAAACGACTCACGGCGATTTCGGTAAGACTCAGATTCCCCGGCTTTCTTTGGGGAACCTGATACGCCTTGCTGTCCGAAGCGAATCGTTTTTACTTGATCGCCAGACTTAGCCACCACCACATGGGACTTAGTGGGATGGCTAGGGGTGCGCTTAGGCTTGTTGTAACCAGACACCCCGATACGTTTGAGAACCGCATCTTTGGCCATGACTTACCCGCAAATAACCGTGGCATGGGTGAGATTGGTCAGCGTCATGATTGCAAAGTCGCCATCCCGACTCTTGGTGGTCAGAATGCCTTCTCCCGGAATCATCATGTCCTGAGAAAGGGTTCCACTGGGAACCGCCAGATTCAGCAAAACTTTGTTGCTTGGCTTGGCAGTAAAGACGATTGAGCCGCTTGAGCCATTGCTCACAAAGTACACGCCCTTGAGGCGGGTTCTTGGGAACGCCAGATCACCACCGTAACCAATCTTGATAGCACCAGCCGAAGCAGCACTGATCGTGATGCTCTTGATGGAGGTGTAGTAATTGGCTGAGTAAACAGTGGTGGTGTTAGGTCCGGTGACGACTTCCTGAACAATGCCGTCAGAACCTACAGCACCCACTTTGACCCCGGTGATTCCGAAAGTCTTTCCGGAATCGTTACCGCTGGAGGTGATGGATACCTTATAGCCAGTGCCGTTCGTGCCAATGTCATTGGCCCGCAGGCTCAACGTCCCGCTGGCTGCAATGGTGGCAGAGGCAAA